TTAGGCTACAATCAGCCCATGTGCGCGCAGGGCTGACAGAATGGCCGCCAATGTTGTTCGCGCCTCGACATCGATAACGCTCCCTCCCCCCGGAGCCGGGATCGCTGCCTGACGGGCGGCAATCACACGCTGATCGTCCACATACAGGCCATCACTTCGCACCGCACCGTCGCGCCAGTCCGTCCCGTCATGAAAAAGCCGGTGCCCCCGGTCGGCGACATCCATCGCCATGCCCGCGCGCGCCGTCACGAACCGCCATCCACCCTCGCTCCAGCAGGCGATCGCCCCCGCCTGCCCGGCCCATGCCCCGCTGGCCCCCGCCGCCACGATCCAGCATTGTCCGATTTCCGGCGCGCTTGGCGGGCTCGCCACGTCCGCGCTCTCCGCCCGCCCATGCAGCAGCGCGTCGACCAAAGTCAGCGCCTCATTGTGAAAGACTTCCTTCTGCGCCTGCCCGGCAAACAGCAAAGGCAGCGCCCATCGCGGCGTCATATCCATGATCATAGTCCCTTTTCAGATTTTCACAAATTAAGAGCGATCCGCGCCGCCCGCCCCATGGCCAGCGTGCCGATCTGCGCCACCTCGACCGCCCAGTCCGCACCCGCCGCGCCATCCGCCGCGATCATCGCCGCGTCATAGGTCCAGCCCGGCGCGCCCGTCTCCACGCTCCGCACCACCCGCTCGCCGTCCAGCACCCGCACCCGATAGCGCTCGCTTTCCTCGCCCAGCGGCACGTCCCCGCCATTGCTCCAGCGCCATCCGGCCCGGCTGCGCCTGACCCAGCCGACCACCCGGCCACCGTCCTCACCCCGCACCGTCAGATGCACCGGCGCCGGCGGAACCAGCGCCTCTCCCCGGATCGCCAGCGCATCCTCCACCGGCTCGACATCGCCCAGCCCGATCGCCGCCAGACGCAGGCTTGCCCCCACTTCCCCGCTCGCGCCCATCGCCGTCAGCGGCTCGACCAGCCGGTCCTCCTCGATCAGCAGGAAGCGATCGCCCACGCCATGCGCATCCATCGCCCATTCGCTCCCGCGCAGCCCCCGCCGCAGCCCACTGAGCCGCCAGCTTGCCGGCCCGATCCGCTCCGCCGCCTCATACTGGAGCAATTCCTCACCCAGCAGACACAGGTTCCGCCCCTGCGCCAAAGCCGCCTCGTCCGCGCCGCCCAGATCCATATCTTCCGCCAGCAACGTCACCAGCAGCGCCTGTTCCCGATCCACCAGCACCCGGCTACCGTCCGGCAGCGCCGCATCCGCCACCCCCATCACCGCCCGCCCGGCACTCCGCCCGATCGCACCGGCCTCGCCGCTGTCGCTCATCACGAACAGCGCCGCACTGCGCCAACCCGCCCCGCCACTCGCCGCCGCCACCAGCAGGGGCGCACTCGCCGCCCCATCCCGCAGCGACGGCAAATCCGCCAGCATCAGCGTCGTTGCCCCATGCGGCGCATCCACCTGCCGCACGATCGCGCCCGAAGACGCCCCCGTCGGCAGCGCGCCGCCCGCCCCCGGCACCCGCCGCAGCGACAGCCGCACCGCCATCGCCTCCCATTCCCGCTCCTCGATCCGCCACAAGCCCGGCACATCGTCGACCGTCACCACCATGCCCGGCGCCAGCGTCAGCGCGCTCCAGTCACAGCGCAGCGCCATCATCGCCCGCCCGGTCCATGCCGCCCCCAGTCGCACCGCCGCCAGCGCCCGCGCATCGTCCGCGCCCATCACGACCGGCAGTTCCATCCCCTGCTCCTGCCGCCCCGCCCCCGGCCGCACCACCCGCTGCACGCCCGCCTGATAGTCCCGCGCCGCATCATAATGGCGCAGGCTCAGCGCCACCGGCACGCCATCGGCCGCCCCGCCCGATCGCTCGACCGGATCGATCGCCTGCCCGTTGATCCGCCGCGCCAGCCTGTCCGCGCCGATCGCTCCTTCGGCCGAGCCTACCGCCCGCAACTGCAATCCCGCCTCCCCCGTCCCCAGCGCCAACCCCTGCGCCTCGACCAGCGGACCGATCGCCGCCCCGATATCGGCCCCGCCCGCCGCAAAGCCATCCAGCGCCGCCAGCCCGGCCCCGCCCAGCGCCCCGTCGCTCAATTCCGCCGCAACGGCCTCGATCGAAACCGCCCCGTCGTCCGCCTCCACCTCGAAGGTCAGCGACGGAATGCGATTGCCATAATCGGCCAGCGCCAGATCCTCGAACAGCACATAGGCCATGCCCCGGTGTCCCGGCGTCAGCGTCATCCCTTCCGCCGCCGCGATCAGCGGATCGACCGCCTGATCCTCACCCCCCGGATGCACACGAAAGGCGGACACTTCACTCTTGAAGTCCCCCGCCGATCCGCGCAGCAGATTGCCGTCCGCCCATATCCGCCCGATCGACCGGATCGCCCGCGCCGACAGCGCCACCGCGAAACTCGCCGAATAGCTATAGGTCGTGACGCTCGCCCGCCCCTTGCCACCGCCACTCTTGCTCTTCACCTCCTTCAGGTCCGTCGCCCAGATCACCGTCCCGGCGACCCGCATCGTTCCGAAAATCTTCGGCACCTGCGTCCCGTAACTGGATGTCTGCACCTGCAAGTCGGACAGGCGCGATCCCTCCCGCCCCTTCGGCTTGAACAATATCTGATTATCGATGACATTGCCGATCACCGCCCCGATCGCCGCGCCGATCGGCCCGCCCAGCACGGTCCCCACCGCCGTCAGCACCACCGTCGCCATAACATTCTCCCCAAAAGCACAACGTGCTCCTGCGAAGGCAGGAGCCCAGTTCAGACCGTGGGACTGGGCTCCTGCCTTCGCAGGAGCACACCTACATCAAGGTCCACCATCCAAGAATCGGCCATGGCGACACCCCCGGCATCTCCACCACCCGCCCCAGTCCGGCATGGGCATGGACAAAGCCCGCCCCCGTCCCGATCATCAGATGCAGTTGCAAAGGCCCCGGCCTTGCCAGCGCCAGATCACCCGGCCGCCCCTGCGCCACCAGCCGCAGTCCCGCCGCCCGCAGCCAGCCCTCGGCCCGCGCCACATCGCCGCTGCGCAGCCCATAATCGCCCGGCGCTTCCCGCCCCAAAGCCAGCGCCGCCAGCCCCACGCAATCCAGCCCCTCCCGACCGCGCCCATGCAACCGAAAAGGCACCCCGATCAGCGCCCGCGCCCGCTCGACCGCCGCGCTCATGCGCCGGGATAGCGGGTCAGCAAGTCCATCCCCGGCAGATAAGGCTCCCCCCGGAAATTCACGACATTGCCGAACCGACCCGCGCAGGTCGTCAGTTGCCGATCGCACCCCTGCGTCAGCAGCGCCAAAGTCCCCGCCGCCACCGCAAAGGCCGGCGGATCGACCAGAGTCACGCCCTCCGCCCCATTATCCGCCACCGCCTGCACCAGCCCGACATTGGCCCCGCCCAGCCAGCGCAGCGTGCCAAAGGCATAGTCGCCCGCCTCCAGCCCATCCGCCGCCACCTGCGCCCCGTCCACGGCCGCAACCGCCACGATCCGCCGCCGCCCCGCCATGTCGACCCGGCATGCCCGGTCGCCCAGCCGCGCCCGGCAATCGGGCGACGTACTCGGCGCCACCGGCCCACCCAGCACCGCCGCCGCGCCGATCAGTTCGGCCGTAAAAGCCGCCCCCTTGCGCGACACCGCCCCCATCTCGCCCCGCGCCAGCAGCAGCCACAGCGCGCCCGGCGCTTCCCATTGCGTCAACCGCAATTCCAGCGCAGCCCCGTCCCAGCGCCCCGCCATCAAATCCGCCTCGCTGATCGCATCGCTGGTCAGCGCCCCCGCAACATCGCTATCTTCGCCCTCCAGCCCGATGCCCGATCGCACCGCAGAGGGCGTCATCCCCGGCGCCGCGCGATAGAGCAGCCCGCCAATATCCAGATCGCGATCATGGCTGGTCAGCCCGATCGTCACTCCGTCCCGCCGCTCGATCCGCCAGCAAAAGGCCAGCGTCGTCAGCGCCCCGTCCAGCCCCCCGCTCATTCGCGTATCTCCACCAGCGGCACCGACACCGCCTCCCCGGCGGCAAAGGTCGCCCGGTTGATCTCCAGCCGGTCCTCGGCAAAGCGCACCGGCACATCGAAGCGATAGCCAGCGGTCAGCACCACGCCCTCGTCCGGCGCATCGTCGAACGCGATCACGCCCATCCCCGCATGGCTCCATCCCCCGACCATCTCGACGCCATCGGCCGCCACGCGAATGCTCCCCGCCACTGGCCGCGTGATGGTCCGCGCCTGCGCCTCCTCTCCCGATCCATAATAGCGCATCAGCGGAAATTCGGCCGCCACCCCGTCCCCCACGCCCAGCCGCTGGTCCAGCGGCCCCGGCGCAACGCCCGGCGCCCCGCTGCGATCAGCATAGGGATCACTGAAGCGGAACCCCCGCGCCGCCCCCCGCCGCGCCCGGAAGAAGGCGATCAGCGTAGCGATATCCGCCTCGCTCCGCACCCCCGGCCCGGCATCATAGGACAGCCTGGCATCGGCCCAGTCGCTCGACCGCCGCTCATGCCCGGCCGGGCTTTCCACAATCTGCGTCGAAAAGGCCGGGGCCAGGCTCGCCTCCCGCCCGATGGCCATGGGAAAGATCACATCGTCAAAGGCTTGCACATCATCCTCCCCATCGATTGCAAAGCAGGTAAAGCCATCGCGGCACACTTGCGGCATCGCCCAGATGAAGGTCGCCGCCGTCCCCCGCGCGACAGACGCCTGCGCCGCCGCCACGATCGCCCGCCACTGCCCGGCCTGCTCCGGCAACAGCACGAAGCCCGAAAAATAATGCTGTTCCCCGATCGGATAGCCCAGCCGCGCCGTCGCCATCTCCACGCCCCGCGCGGTCAGATGCGGCCGCCCCTCCGTCACCCAGTCATAATCTTCCAGTTGCAGCACATCGAAGGCGGGCGAGGCCCAGCCGACCGGCATATTCGCCCTTTTGGCCTCCGGCGCACGCGGATCGAGAATGGTCGGCAGATAGGCCAGCAAATGCGTCACCGCCCCCGGCGCAATCGCCTTCACATGCGCGCACAAAGCCGCCGTCGACGCCGCCAGCAACGCCCCCGCCGCATCCAGCACATCGCACTGGTCGCTATCCAGCGCACCCCAAACGCTCCCGATCGACACCGGCGTCCCGCCAAGCGCCACCCGCGCCGCATCGTCATAGATACAGATGCGCCCATCCCCCGGCATCACCCACCACCAGGGTTCCCCCACCTGAAAGCGGATCGGCAACCCCGCCTCCAACCCGATGGAAACAAAGGCCCCCGCCACCGCCTGCAAATAGCCCATCGCCCCGCTTTGCGCCGGCGACAGCAAAGTCGAAGGCGGCGACCAACCGGTCAGCGCCGGGTCGCCATTCTCCGCCCTCTGCTTCCAGTCGTTCCAGCAATGCGCATCGAACAATTCATAGGAGAGCGACCAGATCAGGTCGAAGTCCCATGCCTTCGCCTGCGCCGCGAAATCCCGGTGCCAGGCCGCGCAGGGCGCATTCAGCACCCCGCCCGCCAGACTGACGAACAGGCCGCCGCCCGCCCGCTCCAGCCGGAAATAATGGCTCATCCCGACATAATGGTTGATCGCCCCGCGATAGCCCAGCGCATGGATCGCCGCTACGACCCGCGCGGGCGTCTGGTTGAAACAATCATCATAGCCGGTCGCCATTCCCAACCCATGCTCCGGCAGCATCACATCGCCCACCGCCAGCACCGATCCCGCCCCGTCACAGCCTATCTCGCTCAGTTCCGCCCAACCTTCGACCCCCGCCGCGAAAGACGTATCCCCCGCATCATAATCGGGCGGCACCAGAGAAATGAACATCCGGTCCACATCCCCCGCCCACACCGGGTCCGCCTCATCGGGCAACAGATAGCCGCCATCCATCGCCGCAAAATCCAGCGTGATGACAGCCTCTTCCGGCCCACCGCTCGCATAATTCCACAAGCGCACATACCAGGCCCGCGGCACCCCGCCCGCATCCCGCCCCTCGATCGTCAGCGTCGGCCCATGCGTCTCGTCCAGCTTGCGCAGCCCACCGGAGCGCCAGCGAAAGGACAGGCTGCAATCCCGAAAATCCCGCCGCGTCTCATAGGCCAGCAGGGGATGGCTCCATTTGTCCTCCGCTTCCCAGATCAGCCCCGCCAGATCGCCCGAACCGTAAAAGACCGCATCCACGCGCAAAGCGTCAGCCGCCGTCGTCACCACGCCAGCCATCATCGGCCGGGGGAAATTCACCGTCCAGTGCGTCGCCGCAAAGCGCTTCATGAACGCCGCCTCCTGCCCCCGCCGCGTATCGGCCAGCCAATAGCCTATCGTCATTGCGCCAATGCCCCCCGCACCGCCCGTGCCACCTGCCGCGCGCTGCGCGCCAGCAACCGGCTTTCGCTCTCCCCACCCCGGCCATTGACCGCGATGTTCACCCGCACATCGCGCGTGCCCGATCCGCCAGCCGCCACCACCTGCCCGCTGCTCGTCGGCACGAACAATTCCGGCCCGCGCTCACCGACCATATAGGCCCGTCCGCCCGTCACCGGCCCGCCGGTCGCCCGCCCCGGCGATCCCATCAGCGCCGTCAGCGCCGCCGTCGCCAGACCCGCCAGTCCGCCGCCACTGCTGCTCCCGCCACCCATGGCCGATTGCAACGCGCTCGCCGCAATCTCGTTCAGCGCCGACAAAGCCACCGCGCGCAGATCGTCAAAGCCCAGCTTGCCGGTCCGTACCGCCCGCAACAGCCCCTGCTCGATCCGCCGCCCGGCCCGGTCCGCCCCATCGGCCAGCGGCCCTTCCATCTCGCTACGCATCGCCGCCACATCCCGGCTCAACCCCTGCGTATCCGCCCGCACCCGCACCACCAGCGTCTCGATATCGTCTTCCATATGCCCTCCCGCACCCCACAGAGCATGTGCTCCTGCGAAAGCAGGAGCCCAGTCCCGCCCTCTCCACTGGGCTCCTGCTTTCGCAGGAGCACGACGCACCTCAATCCGGCATCACCCCCATCAACCGCCGCAACTCCGCCGCATCCACGCCCGCCTCCCCCACATCCTCCTCCCCCCGCGCCGCGCGCAGCACCGCCGCCAGTTCCACCGGCGTCGCGCGCCAGAACTGCTCCGGCCGCCAGCCCAGCAGCCACCCGGCCACCCCCGCCAGCCGCCCCGCGCCCGCCCGGAATGTCATCATTTTCCCGCCAATATCTGCTGCAAGATCGCCCTCAGCACCGGCGTCACCCGCGCCAGCCCCACCGCCAGCACCGCCTCGCCCAGCGCCTCGCGCGTCATCCGCTCGCGATCGACCAGACAATGCCAGAACAGCCCGACCAGCTCCGCCAGTGACAGCTTGCCCTCCGCCGCCCGCTCCACCAGCGCGAACAGCGGCCCCAATTCCGCCTCCGCCGCCACCAAAGCCGCGAAACTCGGCCGCACCAGCAGATGCTCGCCGCCAATCTCCAGCGCAGCCTCGCCCCTTTCGGGATTTGGGCGCTCAGCATTCGCCACGCCGCTCATTCGCTCACCACCGCGCCGCTGCTTTCCAGGCTCAGCGTATAATTGCGCTCGCCATTATAATCGCCGGCATAGTCCAGCCGCGTCACCAGAAAGCGCCCGCGCATCCGCTCCCCACTCTCGAAGCTCAGCTCATATGCCTCGATCGTCCCGGCCAGCGCATGGTTGCGCACCCGCACTTCGGCCGCCGATCCGGTGAACAGCCCCGCCGCCGACACGCTGACCGATCGCACCCCCGCGCCCGACAGCAATTCGCGCCAGCCGCCCGAATCCTTGCTGGTGATGTTCACCGCCTCGCCATTTACGGACAATTGGGTGGTGCGCATCCCGGCCACCGTCGCATATGTTGCGGGCATGTTGCCGTCGCCCACCTTCAGCAAAAACGCACTTCCTTTTTCGACGCCCATGGCGCATTCTCCAGCCAAGCGACACCGGCGTCCGAAGCACCCTGCCACGGCCCGGAAAATCGCGAAAAAACAGGAGACTCGGCCGCCTTCCGCGCGACCGGTCTCAATAGAAATCTGGGGTTGATGGAGAGGTCCCGATGATTGTTGCCGCTTCGCTTGCGATGATGCTTGCCGCCGCGCCTTCCGCCGATGCCGTGGGCACCGGGCGCAAGGAATTTTCCAAATGCCTCAGCGCCCAGACGCAACCTGCGCTGGAAAAGAAATTGTCCGTCGGCGATTTCCAGTCCGCGATCAAAAGCGCCTGCGCCGACAAGGAAGCCGCCTTCCGCAACGCCATCATCGCCCAGGACAAGGCCGACAAAATGTCCGACGCCGCCGCCAGCAGCGACGCCGACGACCAGATCTCCGAATATGTCGACAAGATCACCGGCGAATATGAAGAAAGCAGCCGCCCGAACTGACGTCCTCTTCCTCTCTCCCCCTCTCAGGGGGAGAGATACGAAGGCTTGGCAGCTTGCTGCCTAGCCGCAGTTGAGAGGAGAGGCTGCGCTACGCCGCTTCCCGCACCGCCCTAATCCGATAATCCACCACGCCACGCCAACCCTGCGCCCCGCTCCGCGCCACCCGCGACCGCAGCAACCGCGCACTCACGATCCGCCAGCCCTGCTCCGCGCCCGCAGCGACGATCGCCGGATCGACCCGCGCGATCATCCCCGCCAGCCGCCCCGGCGTCTCGTCCGCCACCACCAGCCCGATGGTCAGCCGCAATTCCCGCCCCTCGACATCCTTGCCGCCCCAGTCGCTGCCCAGGCATTCGCCCACAAAACCAAACGGCGCCGCCGCCCGCACCGGCTCCCCGTCATAAAGGCCATTGACCAGCGCCATCAGCGCCGCATCCGCCCGCAACGCCGCGATCACCGCCGCGCGCACCGCCACTTCCGCGCTCATCGCCCTCTCCCCGCTTCCCGCAGCGCCAGATCGCGCAGCCATCGCCCGCGCAGCCCCCGCCCGGCCGCCACGATATCCTCACCCTCGACCAGCGCGTCGACACCCTCGTCCCGCAAAGCCGCGACGATCGCCGCCCGACGCGCCGCCGCCCGCGCCTCCACCAGCCGCACCAGCGTCGCCCTCATGCCAGCCGCATCCGCCGGAACGGCCGCCACAGCGCGCTCACCACCGCCGGCGGCGCCGCGCTCTCATTCCCGCGCGCCAGATAATGGTCCGCCGCCAGCCGCACGATCCCCTGCCGCAACGCCTCCGGCAGGCCATTCATCTCCCCCGCCAGTCCCGCGCGATAGCGCACCGCCAGCACCCCCGGCTCCCCCGCCCGCATCGCCCGCACCCAGCCGTCGCCCGCCGCATCCACATCGATCGCATAGGCCCCCACCGCCAAGGCCGCGCCATCCGCCGCCGTCAGGCTGTCGATGCTCAGCACCGGCCGCGCCGACAGTCTTTGCCAGCGCCCGTCGCCCGCCACCGTCTCGCGCGCCTCGCGCGCCACCAGCCACTGGCCGACAAACTGCTCGCACAGCGCCGCCGCACTGCGCAGCAGCCCGGCCAGCACCGCATCTTCCGCCCCCGTCTCGATCCGCAAATAGGCTTTCAGTTCCGCCAGCGACGCCGCCAGCCCCCCGCTTTCCCGTTCCACCAGCATCAGCGTTCCTCCACCCGGATCGTCAGCGTCCGCTCATCCACCTGCCCATCGGACAGGGCGACGCGATTGACCAGCCGATAGACATGGCCGATCACCCCGCCGCTCAGCCGCACGCTGCTGCGCTGCGCCTCGAACGCGCTCGCCTCCACCACCAGCCCGCCCGTCTCGACCGGCGCCACCGTCCATCCGCTCGCGACCAGGCTCTGCCCGGCCAGATAGGCGGACCAGTCGACGCCATGGTCGATCCGAGCATCCGGATCTTTCAATAATAGGCTCATCTTATCCTGCTCCCCCGTTCCGCCTCGGCCCGTGCCGTCCGCGCCTCGCCCGGCACGCGCCAGCCCTGCCCCGGCCGCACGCCGCCGCGCCACGGCCCTGCCCAGCGATCCGCGCTCTCCGCCAGATCGCCGATCACCCCCGCGCCCAGCGCCTCACCCTGCATGGCCCGCCTCCAGCGCCGCCACCCGATCCGCCAGCGCCGCGATCGCGCGCCGCTGCCACGCCGCCTCCAGCGCCAGACATTCTTCATAGCGCAGCCCCCAGCGCTCGCCCGCCTCCCGCGCCGGCCGCACGACAATGCCCTCGTCATCGCGCGCCTCGGCCTGCGCATCCCACGCATCATGGCAGAGCAATCCCCAGCGCTGCGCCGCGCCATCGCCCATCCGCGCGTCGATCGCGTCGCGCACCTGCTGCGCCACCAGCCCGACATGCCATCGCGCCGCGTCGCCCTTCTCCGCCACCGCAGCGCGAAATCGATAGCGCACCCAGCGCACCTCGCCCCACGCCTCGATCAACCCCGGATCGATCCCGTCCATCTCCTGCTTCTCGCGCGCATCGGACGTGCTGATCGTCCCGCTCCCGGCATAGACGATCGACCATCGCAGCGCGGCCCCGCCCAGCGCCAGACTATTGTCGCTCGCCGGCGCCAGCACGCCGCCCACCTGAACCTCGCCCGTATCCCGCCGGATGGTCAGCGCCGTGCCCAGCACCGTTCCGCCATCGGCAAAGCGCCGCAACGCAAAGTCCGACCCGGCATTGCTCCCGCTTTCGGCGCCATTGGTCTTGCCCATGTCCCAGCGCCCCGCCGTGCCGCTGCGCCAGCGCAGCAGCGCATATTGGCCGGCAAGCGAGTCGATATAGGAAAAGGCGGTCGAGGAGGGATGGCTCACCTGCAAGCTGGTCAGCCCCGCCACCACACCGCCGCTGATCGCCACCGCCGACGCCGCCTGCACCGCCATGTCGCCCAGACCGAGCGCGCCGCGCGCACCGCTGGCGCTGGTCGCCCCGGTGCCTCCGCTCGCCAGCGCCAGCGTCCCGCCCAGCGTCAGCGTCCCGCTGCCCGTTACCGGCCCGCCCGACACGCTCAGCCCCGTCGTCCCGCCGCTCATCGCCACGCTGGTCACGGTGCCGCTCGTGCTGCTCGTTCCCGCGCCGATATAGCTGCGCACGCCCGCCGCATCCGCCCGCGTCAGCAGCGCCCGGCCGAAACTGGTCGTCGCCAGCGCCGCGATCGCCTCCAGATCGGCGTCATAGGCCTGCACGTCGCTGCCGATCGCCAGCCCCAGATTGCTCCGCGCCACGCTGGCGCTCGACGCCCCGGTGCCGCCATCGGCCACCGCCAGATCCACGATCCCGCCGATCGTCCCGCCGCTGATCGCCACCGCGCCGGGGCTTTGCGTCGCGAGGGCGCCCAGCCCGATCGCCGCCCGCGCCGCCGCCGCATCGCCCGCGCCGATCAGGCTGCGCCCCTGCGCGCTCAGCGCCGTCAGCCCGGCTGCGCCCGCCCCGGTCCAGTAGCTCATCTGGTTCGCCGCGCTCGCCTGCCCGGCCAGCGCCGTCAGATTGGCGCTCGCCCCCTGCTTGCCGTCCAGCGCCGCCGCCAGCCCGTCGATCGCCGCCATCCCATGGCCATGCGCCTCGACCGCCGCCACCCATCCGGCATGCAGCGCCAGCCCGACCTTCTTCTCCAGCGGCGCGAAATCCACCGCCGCGCCCCCGGCCGAAGACGCGACCGGCGTCCGCACCAGCCGCCCGGCTTCGTCCAGTTCGCCGGTCCCCGCCTCCCACTGGGTCGGATCGCCCACGCCCATGATCATATAGGGAAAGCGCGCCCCCGCCCCCAGCACATCGGCAAAAGCACGATAGCCCGCCACCGCCCCGCCCAGCAGCAACGGCCCATCCCCGCCATCATAACAGACCTCCCGCACCAGGTCGGCCATCTCCATCCCCGAAATCGCCACGCCCACCCCCTCGAACAAAAAAGGGGGAAGAAGCCCGACGCCCCTCCCCCCAAATCTTCTCCCCCATGGGGGAGAAGGATACGCAGTCTTACCGGCGCAGCCGGTTAGACGAAGTTGGATGAGGGGGGACCAACGCCCCCTCACCCCCTCACGAAGCCGCAAACTTCATCAGCTTAATCGCCTCGCTATTGGCCACGCCGCCCCCAATCCGCTTGACCGCATAAAAATGCACGAACGGCTTGTTGCTGAACGGATCGCGCAGGATGCTCGTCTCCTGGCGCTCGGCGATGACATAGCCCGCCTGGAAATTGCCGAAGGCGATCGACAGGCTGTTCGCGGCGATATCGGGCATGTCCTCCGCCTCGACCACGCGATAGCCCAGCAAAGTCGCCGGCTGCCCCGCCGCCATGGACGGCTGCCACAGAAACGCGCCATCGCTCGTCTTCATCTTGCGGATCACCGCCAGCGTCGACGAGTTCATGACGAAGCTCGCCCCCTGCCGGTAGGGCGCGCGCAGGCTCTGCACCAGATCGATGAGCCTGTCCTGCGGATTGGACGCGGCAAAGGCCCCCGCCGCCCCCGACGCCACATATTGCAGCGACCCGAAGGCGCGCACGCTGTCCGCCTCATTGGTCGTCGTATAGGTCAGGAAGCCCTTGGGCTTGCTGGTCCCATTGCCATTGACGAAGGCCGCGCCCTCCGCCGCCGCAAATTCGCGGGCGATCTCGCTCGCCAGCCAGCTTTCGACATCGAACTGCGCATCGTCCAGCATTGCCTGCGACGCCGCCGGATTGGCGAACAGTTCGCCCGAAGGCGGCACGATCTCGTTGAAGCTCGGCGTTCCCGTCTCGGCCCGCGCGCCCGTCTCGCTGGCCCAGCCCGACACGATCCCGCCCGACGTCACCAGCTTGCGATAGCCCGCCGTCCCGGTCCGCACGACATTGGCGATCCCGCGGATCGGCGACACGCTTTTCAGCGTCGCGTCGATCAGCTGGTCGATCTCGCGCGGCACCGCATAGCCCCCCGCCGCGCCACTGGCGCCCGAAAAGCTCTTCAGCTCGACCCCGGCTTCCAACCCCTGCCGCAGATAGCGTTCCACAAATTGCGCCCGCGCCGGATCGACGGCGCCGCCCTTGACGCCATCCAGCGCAGGCCGCTGCTGCGCCAGCAAAGCCCCCTTCAGCGCCGCGATCTCTCCCGCCAGCCCCTCGATCCGCTCCCCCTGCGCCACCAGCTCCAGGCTCGCCTCCAACATATCCGTCATGCCCGTCTCCACAAAAAAAGGCGGCCCAATCGGACCGCCCATACAAAACAGAAAACAAACCTTCTCCCCTCAGGGGAGAAGGATACGAAGTCTTACCGGCACAGCCGGTTAGACGAAGTTGGATGAGAGGGTGGCCCACACGAAGCCGCAGAACCATAGAGCAAGCAAAAACCCGGCCAAGGCGGCCAATCTCCCTCTTCTTTCTCCGCGTCCCCGCGCCTCCGCGCGAACAAAACCTCCGCGCCCTCTGCGCGAACCCACTGGACAGCCCCGCCACCCGCATCGGATAGCAGCATCATGCCTCTCACCCTCGTCCCCCACGGCGCGCACCATATCCCCGCCGCGCTCCCCGAAACAGCGCTCGCCACCATCGAAGCCGCCCTAGCGATCCTGCCAACCGACCGCGCCGGCCAGCGCCTCGCCAGCCTGCCCGCCCTCGCCGACATGCTCAGCGCCAGCGGCGCAATCGGCCGCCACCCCGCCGCCCATCTGGGCGAGGCTGCAAAACCCGTCCGCGCGATCTTCTTCGACAAGAGCGAAGCCATCAACTGGTCGCTCGGCTGGCATCAGGACCGCACCATCGCCGTGCAGCAGCGCATTGACACGCCGGGCTTCGGCCCCTGGACGCTCAAGTCCGGCATCCAGCATGTCGCCCCGCCGCAATCCTTGCTCGACCGCATGCTGACCCTGCGCATCCATCTCGACCCGGTCGACGCAGACAATGCCCCGCTGCTGATCGCCCCCGGCTCCCACCGCCACGGCCGCGTTCCCGAAGGCGATGTCGCCGCCCTCGCCACCGCCTGCGGCACCCATGCCTGCCTCGCCCAGCGCGGCGACATCTGGCTCTACGCCACCCCGATCCTCCACGCCTCCGACGCCGCCGCCACCCCCCGCCACCGCCGTGTCCTGCAACTCGACTATAGCGCCGACCCGCTACCGGGCGCGCTGCAATGGTTGGGGATTTAGTTTGTCTGAATCGAGACTTGATATAGGATTACCCAGTCCTCCCGGTTGCTAAGGGCGTTGGGATCGAAGGTCGCAGTGAAGACTGCGGCATTCATCGCCGGGAGGCACTGACATCATCCCTGCTCCACCGCCACCACCCGCGCCAATGGCTGCATCGGATGCGTCACCACGCTCACCTCGACCAGTTCCAGCGCCAGCAATTCGCGCGGCCCCGCACCCCGCGCCGCCTTCACCCGATAGCCGAAGGACAGCCCGTCCACCGCGCGCGAAGCCAGCGCCGCCGCAGCCTCCCGCCCGGCCGCCGTGCGCCGCGACACCCGGCCGATCACCCGCAGCCCGCGCGCATCTTCCCGCGCCGTCTCGACCACGCCGATGACGCTGCCCGGCCCATGCTGCCACAGCAAAGGCACGCCCACCGCGTCCACGGCGCCAAAAGCCCCCGCCCGCACCACATCCCCGCCCCGGTCCACCCGATCGAAAATCGCCGCATAGCCGGCAAAGCGCAGATCGCTGTCCATTCTTCCCTCCAACTCGCCATGGTTCGCGCAGAGGCGCACAGTGCGCAGAGTGCGCAGAGAAAAAAACCACCAAAGGCGGCCCATTCTCCCTTATCTTCTCCGCGTCCCCGCGCCTCCGCGCGAACACAATCTCAGCGTCCTCGGCGCCTCTGCGCGAACGAAATTGCCCCCTTCCCGCTCATCCCTTCACCAACCCGACAAGGCCGACCTTCACCGCAATCCCCAGCAGCAACAGCGCCATGCCGATCCGCACGATCCAGCCGATCACCGCCCCGCGCGCCGCCTTCTTCGCGTCGCGCCAGGCGGACAGCAATTCGCGCAATTCCCGCACATCGCCCTCCGCGCGCCGGTCCGCCAGCCCCAGCCGCGCCAGCGCCCGCCCCGCGCCCAGCTCGCTCGCCTCCTCGATCAGCGCGCGGATCGTCACCAGATCCAGCACCTGCCCGTCCGCCTGCGCCACCAGCCGCGCCAGCATCTCCTCTTTCATCGCCCGCTCCTTCCCATCCGCCTGCTCTGCTCCTATCTGGAGCGCCATGAAGCGCACACCCCGCAAAGTCCTGATCGTCCTTATCCTCGCCGCGATCGGCGCCCTCGCCTGGCATTTCGACCTGTTCCGCGCCGGCGATTGCCTGACGCAGGGCGGCACATGGAATTGGGACGGCCATTTCTGCCGCCTCGATTCCCTCCCCGCCCGCGCCCCGGACTGAAAAGCGCGAAAATCGCAGACAAGAAAAAGCCGCCCAAAAGGCGGCCCATTCTCCCTGGCTGCTCCGCGCCCTCTGCGCCTCTGCGCGAACCCCTTATAATCCCAGCATCGCCCTCTTCTCGTCCCCCGACAGGAAGTCCGCCGCCGCCACCCGCTCCCACAGCGCCGCGCGCTCATCCGCCAGCGCCGGCACCGCATCCAGATCGGGCTCGATCGCCACGCCCGGCCACCAGGGCTGCAACCCCTGCGACAGCCCCGTGCAAATCTTGCCCACCAAAGGCAAAATCGCCTGCCGCCACAGCGCCTTGTTCGCCTCGCGATAATTGGCGTAGCTATTGTCGCCCGGCAGCCCCATCAGCATCGGCGGCACCCCGAAAGCCAGCGCGATCTCCCGCGCCGCCGCGCTCTTCAGCCCCACGAAATCCATCTCCGCCGGGGTCAGGCTCATCGCTTTCCAGCTGAGCCCCCCCTCCAGCAGCATCGGCCGCCCCGCATTGGCCGCCCCCGCAAAGGCCGCCTCCATCTCGCGCTTCACCCGCTCGAACTGCTCAGGGGACAGCACCGATCCATCGCCCGGTTCATAGACCATCGCGCCGGAAGGCCGCGCCGCATTGTCCAGCAGCGCCTTGTTCCACACGCTCGCTACATTGTGGATCGCCACCGCCCCCGCCGCCGCGCCGACACAGCCCAGCCCATAATGATCGTCCAGCGGATGCAGCGCCTTCAGATGCAGCAAGCTGGTCCGCCCCGCGCCATCCTCCGGCGACAGCCGCGTCACGCTCTCCCCCACGCGATACAGGTACGCCGCCGGCCACCCCCGCGCATCCGCCTCGACACTGACCCGCTCGGGCCGCAGCGCGAACAGTTCGGCAGGCCGCCCATCCGCCCCCGCCATCACCTGCACATAGCCATTGCCATGCAGCAGCAGATGACAGGCCAAAGTCTCCACCAGCCCCTGCCCCGCAGACGCCCGCCCGACCAGCGCCATGACGGCCGCGTCCTCATCCACCCCGCGCACCTTGATCGCACAGGCCCCCGCGCCTTCGGACACCAGCCGCATCGCCCGCTGCGCCACCGGATTGCCCATCACCCCCGCGCGCAACTGCGCCTCATAGGATGCCGGCCACTCCCCCAGCGCCACCGCCCCCGATCCCCAGGCACGCGCCAACACCGGCCGCGCATCCTGCGATGCGGCCGCCTTCGTCCCGAACCATTTCATGAAACCACCCGCCCATAAAAAATCCCCTCCCCGTCAGGGGAGAGGATGATGAAAACCAGCGGCAGGGCCGCCTACCGAAACATGAAAGACAGCGGCCTCAAGGTCGGCACGCGCTCATTCCGCCGCGCGCAACTGATCCCGCATGTCGATGGCTGTTTGCAAAGGCAGAAACATGCCTGCCCCACTTCGATAGCGCTCGAAGCCCAGCCCTTCGTAAAAGTCAGCCACTGCCCGGTTCAACGGCGTCAATATCAACAGCGGCAAACCGATCTGCTCGCCATAGTCGGCAAAGTCCAGAATGACCTTGACCATCATGGTCGATCCCACGCCTTGCCTTTGCCTGTCCTGCGCGACCGCCAGATAAACCATGCTGAGGCACGGAAAATATCGGGGATTGCCGAAAAACGGAATGTACGGAGCGCCCGCCAGCAACCGCGCTTCCTCAATCACCGTCGACAGGGCATAAAACCCAATCGGCTGCGTATCTGCACCGGCATCATGCGCGCATGTCACGATATGTTTACGCCGATCATGATCCTTCAATGATTTCGAACGAAACCATTTATCGATCTCAGCGACACCGCAGCAAAAGGACAGAGTACGCACATCTGTGCAATGGCGACGGAAAAATACAGGCTCTTCCGTCGCTGTGTCTCCGCTTGACTTAATGAGCGACCTTAGCGCTATAAATCGCCATCAGCTTGCGAAGCCCGGGGGTCAACCCGCCGCGCTTTGCATGAGCTTTTGCACCGACACGGAATGCCAGCGACGTACCTTTCTCAGATAATGGCTTGGATGCCGCGAAACGATCTTTCCGAACGATTGCCATTGCTGCCTCCTTTCCACTATCAGAACGTCAATTAAGCCTATTCGCTTAAGCGTCATCCAGATAGCAATTTTCCCACTTGACGCCAAGCGTTCTGCCGGTATGGCTGACGCCGTTATATAACGGCGTCAGCCATACCGGCAGAACGCTTGCGGCCGAATCAATCACCGATTCCGCGCCAGCACCCGATCGCACACAGAATTCGTACCCTCGCTCTTGCCGATCACGCGCCCGGCCACCGCGCCCGCGGCGCCCGCCAGCAATGTCTCGCCCAGGCTCCCGCCCGCCAGCGCGCCCACGCCAGCCCCACCAGCCGCACCGATCACCGTGCCCTTGTCGCGCCCCTGCTTGCCCTTGAGCAGGCAGTAGCGCACATCGTCCCGATCGCGCGGCGCCGCGCGGGCCACCCGCGCGCGATCCTTGCTGTTCAGACTGGCGGCCATCACCGGCGTCGCGATCACGCTCACGCCAACAGCCACCGCCATCAGCTTCACCATATTCATGTCACATACTCCTGATTACGGCAGGAGAACGATCAAGGCCGCCCGCCAGTTCCCCGGCAGAGGGCCCGGCAACCCTCAATCGATCCGCGAAACAAACTCGTCGATCGGCCGCCGCACCTTCTTCAGGCCCAGCAACCAGTCGCCCTCGTCCGCGCGATAGCCCAGCGGCATGATCGCCACCGACCGCAGCCCCCGCGCCCGCAAATCCAGTATCGCGTCCAGCGCGGCGGGATCGAAGCCTTCCATCGGCGTCGCATCCACTTCCTCGAAAGCGGCGGCGGTCAGCGCGATGCCCAGCCCCACATAGGCCTGCCGCGCGGCATGTTCGAAATTGGTCTGCGCATCGCGCTGCGGATAGGTCCCCAGCAGCATCTGCCGATAGGCTTCCCAGCCCTCGTTGCGGAACCCGCGCTCGTCATTGACCAGATCGAACATATGGTTGATCCGCTCAGGCGTATAATTGTCCCACGCGGCAAAGACGATCAGATGCGACGCATCCGTCACCTGTTCCTGGTTCCAGGCGATCGCCTTGATCTGCTCGCGAACAGCCTTGTTGGTGACGACGATCACCTCGAACTGCTGCAACCCGCTCGACGTCGGCGCCAGCCGCACCGCCTCCAGGATGCGCTCGATCTTGTCTTCGGGCACCCGCTTGTCCGGGTTCATCTTCTTGGTGGCATAGCGCCAGTTCAACCGGTCGATCAGCATGCAAACTCCTCAAAACAACGCCCGCCGGAGATAGAACCGGCCGATGACGCTGTGATGTAGAGGCGTGCACGGAGAAATAAAGGTCTTGGTTTGAAACCTTATGTTCACCGCTATGGGAAACGACCTCATCATCGAAGCCATTGTTGAGGGGGGCGCCGCGCCATCTGACCCACAGCGCCCTCCTCGCTCAGGCCGCCCTCAACAGAATTGACGGGCAGCCCGAAGATCAGTCGGCATGAATACTGGGAGATTTCATCATCAGCGTGATCTTGAACCGGATCGCCTGACCGCTGATCAGATCACTGGTCTGCAAATATCGGTTTACGGGGCCATCCCATCGCAATCGGATATAGGATTGGCCACTCGGCACCGATGCCGTCAGGCCATATCCGTTCGTGGGATAGGTGATACCTGCGACCGTCAGAACCTCGACAGGCCCATGTCCATCGCCATAGCCCACCGTATCCAGATAATTCAGTCCACTGATCCGCACTTCACCATGGGTCAGGGTTGCGGCAAAAGTGGGCGTAGCCGTAATTTCCAACGTAAAATAACTGAGATTTCCGATACGCTCATATTCGCCTACCTGCGTGACCTGCTCAAAGGTCACGCCTGAACCAGTTGCGCCCATGACGGGCATGAACGTGCCATCCAGATAGGTATTGCCTATCATGGTACGGGGCGTGGTGTCGTCCAGCGCTTTTATCACATGCCGGGATTCCGAGTCCGCGTTGCCGGAAACAGGTATTGCGCCGCCCGAATAGAGATTATCCGTATAGGTTTTCTGCGAACCAAGATTTTCATAGAGATGGATGCCGTTCGCCATCTCGAAGCTGTTATCCTTCACGATATTTCCAACGGCGGGATAGAATGTCGTGCCCCTCGCCGTAACCTCGATATCATTTCCCGCTACAACGGTGTTGCTCAACGTCCAGAAATCACCGCTGCCCCCGGTGATCGTGGTTCCCACCGGAATGCCTGTCCCTGTTAGCTTGTGTCCAATCACCAATACCCCACTCGTGACTGAATCCACTGTCAAAGTATTTCCGTCAAGATCAGCCGTGACCTTGGCACTTGGCGGTATTTCCATCTGACGAATGTCGATCCCTCGATGTCCGTCAGTCGCGGTCCAGTCCTTCATACGGAGCGTGTTGCCGATGACCTTCGCATAGGACGCACCTTCCAGACGCATCGCATGCAGGCTGTCATTTAGCTCGAAGATCGCGCTTGCCGCCTCTTTATCCCAGCGATAGCGCCAACCCCAGTCGGTGATGATGTTGCCCGTCACGACATCCCCGCCTTCCATGTTCAGGCGCACGGCACGGTCGCCGACACGAGTCAAAGTGTTGTTGGACAGAATCATTTCGCGGCCGGGCGATACGTCACCGGCCTCGGTACGGCCAAAGCCCTGCCGACAATCTTCAACGGTATTGCCCATCACGATGAAGCGTCGGGACTGGCGCGTCGTGCTGCCGGCCGTGTTGCAATGGCGGATCGAACAGAACAGGATTTTCCAGTCGCCATAATCGTCCTGCGAACCACTGGACGAACCGCCGGTGAAATAGAAGGCTTTGTCAGCCTGCCCCTGAACATCGCAAAAGGCGGCAGCACCCGGCCCGCATGAATTAACGACCAGGCCACTATCGGACTTTTCCATCTTATAATAGGAATTATCGCCCCAGAACTTCGAATATCCGACAAACCAGGTGTCGAACCGCACGATGTTCAACGCAGTTCCGCTTGCTTCCGCAGCGGCATAGTTTCGGTCACTATTATCAATTGAAAGACCGGACCAGTGCAGGGAAGGCCGCGTGGAGCCACCATCCAGACGAATGACTGCGTTGGGGTTGATAACCGGCTCGCCTTCAGCATTCTCGCCGTCAGCCATGCCCACAATCCAGGCACCAGGCGCGCCCTCGACGCGCACCGGCTTCGCGATACCGCTCACCAGCACAGGCGAAGTGTAAAATTTCCCGGGCGGGCAATATGCGGTCAGTCCCGCCGAAATCGCCGCCGCCAGCCAGGCCTCGATTGCCGTCTTATTATCGAAAGTATCATCATTCGCCACGGCACCAAATGCAATGTCATCAAGAGATATGTAATTATCCGCCATAATATACACCCCGCATATAACTGAATATTAATTCATATTTTTACAAATCTAGAAATCACATCTCCTTGAATATTATAAAGAATTCACATGTTTCATGATTAGACATCAGACACACTTCAGCCCGACACTCGCAGCACATGAAAAATGAAATGAAGGATCGCCTCACGCCGTCGGCGCGTTGGCCCAGTCAAAAGCGCGCAAAAGCGGAGAAATCCCGGTCGCACGCAGTCGACAAAAATGCTTAGCTTGCACCATGATCAGACCCGCAGGTCCCAGCGCTCTACTGGCCAGCTTATTGGCGCTGCTCTCCGCTTGCGCCCGCCCCATCACCGATCCGGCAGAACTGGACGCGATCAGAAACGAAGCCCTGTCGCTCGCGAAAAGCCATCCCGCTCCCACGGGTCAAAACGGGGCAGATATTCCCAAAAACCAATGGCCACCCACCATCGCCAGCCTCGCCCCGAAGATCGTGACCGTGGACGACACAGGCGTCGACATCCTGATCCAGCATGGCTTCGACGGCGGCTATGGCTATGAAATCCCGCGCGACGGCCACAGCCTCGCCATGCCCGCAAAATGCTATTCCGAACCCGCAAAGGGCCTGTTCTGGCACGGTCCTTGTTAAGCCCGCCTGCCCCTTATCCAGTCTAGCATCACCCCGAACTTGACCCGTTTCGGACTTCAGAGAAATCAGATAAAGAAACGATATGGTCCGCCCCGACTATTCCGGCATGACCGTCAATGAACGGCTCTTTGTGGCAGGCCTGCTGCATGATTTTGAAGATGCCATTCAGCGTCACGACAAAGTGCGAGCAATGGAGATACTGGCAAGCGTCAACCTCGATTGGCCGGACACCGTTGTCGCCCAATGCCTCAACGACCGGCATGGCAAACAGCATTCCGCCATCAATCGATCTTTCTGACCACTCTTGCTGATGGCGGCCATGCTGGTCGGCCTGTGGCTCTACCATATGAACAACGGCCCCGACTTACCCTGTCTCGATGGACATTGCCCGGATGCCGACACACCCGAATATCTCGCCGGTGTCGCGATCAGGCATGAACAGGCACCAATAGTTGCCTTCGTGGGCGGCGCATCCGTCTTTTTCATCGGCGTCATGATCCGCGCGCTACTGACCTGGATCAGGCGGCGGCGCGCATAAGCCACCCTCACATCCCCCGCACCCGCGCCTCCCCCACCTTCCCCAGCATCAGCTCGCTCATAGCCCACACCAGCGCGTCCGCCCGGTCCGGCGATCGCCCCGGCCCGACATAGCCGCCCCCCGCCAGCAATCCGCACATCTGGTCCTCCAGCTCCGGAAAGGCCCCGCGATGCGCCACCCGCCCGGCCTCGTACAAAGCCGCCACCGGCTCCGCCCGCGCCGCTTTTCCCCGGCTCGCATGGACCAGTCGCACCGGCATCTTCTCTTCCGCCGCGCGCAGCACGCTTTCCACCATCTGCCCGCCATTATTCGCCTCGGCCACGACCCGGTCCGCGCCATGCACCATCGCCGCCGCCGCGACCGCGCGCGCCCAGCCTTCGGGCCGCATCCCCGCCACGCTCGCGTCCGCGATCACATAGCCGCGCCCGTCCCCGCCGATCCCGGCCACCACGATCCCGCACGCATCCCCGCCTGCGCTCGCCGGCGGATCGACCGCCACCACCACACGGGCCAGCACGCCCGGCACATGGCGCACCCGGCACCGCTCGATCAGGTCGCGCGTCCACAGCGCGCCCTCCACCTCCTCGATCAGTTCGCCGTCCAGTTCCTGCCGCCCCAGCCGCGTCCCGCCATAGCTAGCCGCCATCGCCGCCACGAAGCCCGGCGCCAGATTGGCCTCATTGTCCGCCGTCCGCCCCCGCGTCACGACGACATCATCGCCGTCCCGCGCGACCAGCCCCCGCACCAGCGGCACCGGCCGCGGCGTCGTCGTCGCCAGCACGCGCGGCGCCTTCCCCAGTCGCAATCCCATCATCAGATTATGCCAGGCCGCCTCCCCGCCTGCCCATTTGGCGATCTCGTCGGCCCAGCCATGGCTGAACTGCGGCCCGCGCAAACTCTCCGGCTCGGCCGCGCCGAACAGCATCGCCGTCGCGCCATTGGGCCAGCGCAGCCGCCGCAGCGCCGGGGCATAGTCCGGCCGCGCCCACCATGGCGCGATATTCAGCAGCCCGCTCTCCCCCTCCACCATCACGCTGCGCGCCTCGCCCAGCGTCGCGCCCACCAGCGCGATCCGCGCCGCCGGATCGGCCTCGGCAATGGCCCGCACCCATTCCGCCCCGGCCCGCGTCTTGCCGAAACCGCGCCCCGCCAGCATCAGCCAGATGCGCCACTCGCCCGTCGGCGTCCTCTGCCCCGGCCGCGCGACAAAGCGCCACTCCCGCTCCAGCCGCTCCGCCGCCGCCGGCGTCAGCCCCGCGCGCAACCGCGCCCACAAAGCCGCATCCTCCCCGCCCAGCCATTCCCGATCCGAAACGTCCATCGCCCTCCCCCGAAACGGCACAAAAAAAGGCCGCCCGAAAGCGGCCTTTCCTCCACAATCTCAGCGCCCTCTGCGCCTCTGCGCGAACCAATTACTTTCGGGGAGCCATGCCCCCAAAAGTCACCAGACTTTCCGCTCCATCCTTGCCCACGGCCGCCACGCCGATGAAATGATCATCGACCACGATATCCTTCAGCACCGTCTCCGTCCCGCCGGTCACGACCCGGCTGTCGCTCCAGTCCTGCGCATCGGCCCGCCGCCAGTAAACCTTATAAGCCGCCGCCCCCGGCACCGCGTCCCAGAAGACCCGCGTATCCATCGACAGCGCGCCATCCAGCGACACGCTCGCAGGCGCCGCCGGCGCATCCGCCAGCGCCCGCAGCGTCGCGACATTCAGCGCCGTCACCTTCGCCAGATAGGGAAAGTCCATCCCCTCGACCGTATCGCCATAGACCCGGCCATTTTCGGTCCGCAGGTCCTGATGCTGCCGGTCATAATTTTCGATCCCCACCGAAAAGCGCACCGCCGGAAAGCCCAAGTCCAGGAAGGGCGAATGATCGCCCCCGCGCCCGAACCGGTCGAACCGCCGCACCGCAAACACGTCCAGCCCGATCGCCGGATCGGCCTTGGCGATCCCGTCAATCTTCTTGGCCAGCGCGCGCGAAGGGCCATCATCCTCCCCGCCGATCGCCCGGCGGGTCAAATTCGCCTTCCCGTCCTCCGAAAAGCGGATGCCTTCGGAAAAGACGCGCACCCGGTCGGCCACCCGCTGTCCATTCTGGCCCAGCGTGTTGCCGACAATGTCATTGTTCAGCATCGCCCGCACCTGCCAGCCGCGCGCCCTGGCCGTGGCCGCCAGCAGTTTCCCGCCCCACAGCCCCTGCTCCTCGCCCGACAGCAGCGCATAGACGATCGTCCCGTCGAATTTCTCGCCCGCCAGCACCCGCGCCGCCTCGATCACCAGCGCCGTGCCCGACGCATTGTCATTCGCGCCCGGCGCATCGCTGCTGATGTTCATCACGTCGGTCACGCGGCTGTCGATATGCCCGGCGACGATCACCACCTGAGACGGATCACCCGTCCCCTTCTGGATCGCCAGCACATCCACCACCTCGACCCCGTCCGGCGCACGCGGCCCGGTAAAGCGATCCGCGATCGTCTCCACGCTCAGACAGCCGCCGCACGCCTTGCCGATCTTCTGGAACTCCCCCGCGCCCCATGTCCGCGCCGCGCCGATCCCCCGCTTGGGATCGGTCGCCGAAGACAGCGTATGCCGCGTGCCGAAACGCACCAATTTCTCCACCTTCGCCTTCATCCGCACCGGATCGGGCGCCTTGGTCTGGGCAAAAACAGGTTGCGCAAGGGCGGTGGCCGACAGCGCGGCGATCAGGATCATCTTGGTCATGGGGCCAAACTCATATCGCCTGTCTCACGCCTGTAAAGCACCGCGCGCCACGCCCCGACGCATAGAGCCCCCCTCCCCAAACGCCCCTCAGTGTCTGTTTGGAAATGCGCCCCTGGCGCATCCGCACCGGCCCACACCCCCACCCGACCGCCCAGCTATGGTACCCTGTTGGGCGGTCGGGTGGGGGTGTGGGCCGGTGCGGGGTCGAAAATGCGCTCTTTCGCGCATTTTCCAAACAACCAGTCCCCGTCCTGCCCCGGAACAGTCGCGCCAAATAAAGCCCAAGACCAATCAACACTTTATCGCTTGACGACTTGCCCGCACACAAGCACCAGTGGCGCGTCGGCTCCGGGGGGAGTCGTATCTATTGGGGGGTCCCATCATGAAGTCCGTGTCCAGCGCCGTTCTCGGCGCGATTGCCTTTGCCTGCGCGCCGTCCGTCATGGCGCAAGTCACCACCGCGCCCGCAACGCCGGTCGCCACCATCGTCGCCACGCCCGCCAACGGCAACATCCTGCGCGCCGGCACCCAGATTCCGCTCAAAATGGCCGAGCCGCTCACCACCGAAGGCAAGAAGCTGCTCGTGGGCCAGCGCGTCCAGCTCGAAGTCGCCGAAGCCGTCAGCCTCAATGGCCAGATCGTGATCCCGGCCGGCAGCCCCGTCACCGGCGAAGTCACCGACGTCCGCAACAAGGGCATGTGGGGCAAGTCCGGCCACATCACCGGCCGCGTCCTCTATGTCCGCGCCAACGGCAATCAGATCCGCCTGACCGGCGCCTTCGATGACAAGGGCGTCACCGGCACCGCCGGCGTGGTCGCCGCGATCGCCTTCGTGCCGGTCGCCGGCTTCTTCACCACCGGCACCAGCGCCCGCATCCCGCTCGGCACGCCCGTCTCCGCCTTCCTGGACGAAGATGTCAGCGTCGCCTTCGCCGCTGCCGCACCCGCGCCAGCCGCCGTCCCGGTCGCCGCGACGCCCGTCGCAGCCCCCGTCACCCCGGCAGCAACGACACCCGCCGCCGCGACCCCGACCGCAACCAAGACATCGCTGGTCGACCCCTCGCTGGAAATCAACGCCGGCCGCTAACGGACACCGGGACGCCGGCCGAACAACCGGCGTCCCGACCGCCAGAGGCGCAGCGGACGACAGCATCACCCGCCAAACGGGTTTGCAATCGCAGGGAACCTCGACCACCAACCGTCACCCCAGCGCAAGCTGGGGTCTCAGGCGATGGCGGGAAAGGCTTGAACAGCCAGGTCGCCGAAGTGCCGCCGCAGGCAGCATATATTGTTCAAGCGGAGCCGCGAAGACGCGTAGAAAATGCGCAACCCCTCCGCGTCTTCGCGCCTCCGCGTGAACCAAATTAAAGAAAGATTGCGCGCAGAGACGCAGAGAGCGCAGAGGAGATGACCGCGCCCGCTCCGCATTCTCTGCGCCTCTGCGCGAATATAATAAATGGGCAAGTGAGCGGAGCGCGACCTTGCCTGAAAGCTGCCCACCCTATCCCGCCACCCCAGCGAAAGCTGGGGTCTCGGGCGATGGCGGAACAGGCTTGAACAGGCACCACGCTCAACCGTTTCGCGCCTTCGCCTGAGATGCCGTTGAGAGTCACGTGCCTCTCAACGGCCTTCGCTGGCATGACGATTAAAAATGCCGCTCGCGACCCAAAGCGGCGCTGTATAAGCCCCTCCCCTTCAGGTCGAAGGGCACACATGCCCCTCTTCGAGGGTTGGGGTGAGAACCATCCACCCGACGCAGCATGTGCGGCAATCCCCACTCAAAACGACCGGCCCTCAAAAGGCCGTCGCGCTGTCCGGCGAAACATCGCCGCATCAACCGACGCGCCCCCAAGATGCTCGACGAATTTCGCCTCCAGCCATCGAAGATGTTGCGTTTCCCTCAGTTCGCCCCCTGAACCTCCGTCAGCCCGAACGGCCAGTCTGGCGAAATCCTCGGCCGTGACCGTGCCCGATGTCGCAATGAGATCATCGACCCTCACAGGCTTGCCATCCACGATACCGCCGCACCAGCCGCCCCGAACGCAAATATCCCACATCAGCATGTCGCATGGCGATGGGAAAACGATGTCAATGTCATAGCTGTCGGCGTTGCACCAAAGCTCGATCTTCCGCTCCGATACGACAGAATAGCTACGATCCTCCGCATTCTCCGACAGGACATAGCGCAGGCCCACTCGGGCAAGATGAGGAACCTCATGCCGGTCGCCCCACGGCTCGACGACAAGTATCAGGGTCGTCTCATCCCCATTTTCAAACTCGATTATCGCCATTCCATTCTCGTGCGCGCGATTTCTGTTCTGCGCAAGGCATGCCCGTAATCAAACCCTCCCCACCATTCACCGCAAAAACCGCAATTCGGTCGCAATAGCGCGCACCCCGCAACACTTTATTAACCCCCTTCCTCAAAACTCCCTCTCTTGGGCGCGCCCGGCGCAGACCGCCGCCCAGGGAGAGTGAGGCCATGATGCAGGGGTCCGACTTCGTTTATTATTCCACCCGGTGCCGCAAACAGCGGTTGATGGCCGACGCCTCGACCCACAGCCGCGCGCGCGCCGCCCATCGCAAGCTCGCCGCCGCCTATGCGGACCGCGCCGCCCTCGCCATGCTCAACAGCGATTAGAGCCTGTTTGGAAAATGCGCGGAAGAGCGCATTTTCCAAACAGGCTCTTATAGCCTCGCGCCAAAAAGTGGGCACCGGTTTTTGGCATAAAGCGATGCGAAAACAAAAAGCCGGAGCGCGCTGTTCGCTTCAGATCTGGCGCAGCGCACCCCGCGCCCATCGGGCTCACTTCTCAACCCGTTCGCCCTGAGCGAAGTCGAAGGGCATCACTGAGCCGCAGGCGAAGTCGCTTCGCGCCGCTCGGCGCTGGGCACGGACCCGGCCGGATAGCAGGCAAGCCGCCAGGCTAAACACCCACCGACTCCGCACGCCCCCTCTCCTCGCGCACCCCCTCTATAATCGCATCCACCCGCGCGATCGCATCCGGACTGTCGGGCCGCTCGACCGCTGCCCCTGCCGCCGCCTGCCGCATCGCCAGCATCGTGTCGCGATGATAGGCCAGCAGGCGCAGCGCCACGGCCATGTTGCGGCTGCGCTTCACCTTGCGCGTCTTGACCGCCCCCTCGGCATCCAGCGTGATATCCTCCACCTCGCTGCCGAACAATATTTCCCGCATCAGCAGCATCTCGATCTCCTCATAGCCGATCGTCAGCGCCTCCATCCACGCCTGCGCAAAGGCCGGGACAGCCTTCTTCCGGCGATAGGCGCCCGTCCGGCTCTTGCCGATCGCGCGCGCCGCCTCGCTGGCGTTGCACGTCTCGGCCAGCGTCTCCAGAAACAGCCGCTCGTCCGCCTGGCTCCATCCGTCGCTGCGCGTCTTGCGCATCTGCGCCTGCGTGCCGCCCGCCATCGCCTGCCGCTGCGGCACCATCTCGCTCCGCTTCTTCCTCGCCGCCAT